TTTTAAACTCTTCTGATGTTTTGTCTGTGGCCACGTCATCTCCAGTATTTGTGTTGTTTCCTCCACCATCATTTGATGTTTGTGGATTACTTGAACTTATTGTGTCAGTTGCTCCTGATGGTTTAGGGGTCAATAAGTTTATTAACCAGTCTGGAGGTGTTAAATTAAAACCAATATCACCAATCCCTCCAGATCCTAATCCTCCCAACCCTAAGTCAACCATTGAAGGAATACTACCAGTCCCTCCAGATCCTAATCCTCCCAACCCTAAGTCAACCATTGAAGGAATATTAAATGACCCCAAATTTGTAGTTGGGATCTTCGGAGTCGGGATGCTGATCTTCGGAGTTGGGATGCTGATCTTCGGGATGCTAATCTTCGGCATGCTAAAATACTCAGGCAACCCAGTCCTGGGGTTTATGGTCCCAGAACCTCCCATGGCCTTCAGAAGCCTTTTCTCCTCTGGTGTAACGTGCGCCAGTTCGGTGTCTCCCATTCTGCCCATGTTGGCAAGTTTTCTCATGGGGCCTGATAAAAACGTATTCATATCGTGCTTGACGTTGAAAGGTTTCCTGAGTTGTCCACTAATAGCTGAAATTTGGTTCCGTTGGGTGAAAGCAGGATTAAACGACCTAGAAAGGTGGCCCTGCTTGAATCAGATGCTGCCTTACCTTCCATATCCAAGTCCTGCCGTTTCTGCACAGTCTCATCCTCAATGGTTGCTTGGATCGTTTCTTGGATCCTGAACATGTGATTCTGATCATACTGAGGCGGAGGATAAGGGAAATCCTGATCAAATGCAGACTCTACCCGGTAGCGCATGTATCTGCCTGAGAACCTGACATCGGTATACCCTGAGGATGTGAGTGCAGATGCCCCGTGATCGGTCTCGCTGCCCTGTGGGGTCTCTGAGGAAAAAAATCGCATCCTGACCCCAGCAGTGTCTCCAACGTCAGCATCTGTGATCACCTGCTGCCCATGGATTCGTTTTGATCCATCACCCACTCGGATGTCTCCGGTCTCTGCAAAAATATCATGCGAGTCTGAGGTGGATGCACCTCCAAAGGCCATGTTTCGGTCATTGGTTCCATAGTTGCCAGAACCAGGATCTGAGATGCCACCCTGTCGGGCTATGTTTCCAGTCCGTTCCTGTTCCATTCGGTACAGTTTATAGTCTGAACCTGCTGCAAAAGGACTGTTCCAAGGGTTATTCTCATCCCAGGATAGTCGGTCAAGAGTCCCAACTCCCCACCATCCTTCCGCATAGTTGTATTGAACATATCGATCATTCTCTCCACTCCCCTGATTTGAAGGGTAGAACCACCAGACCTCGTTGAATTTTCGATTCTCTGATGCAGTGACCTGGCTGAACTTGGTCCGGTCCACCTGGGTCGCTATGTCACTGTAAACGTAGTCTAAGACCTCGCAGGGAATAGGTTCAACATATCCACCCGTATATTTGAAAAATCCACCAGGCCCCATCCAATATGCTGCGAACTCGATCACTGCAATCGCATCAGGCCCCACAAGGCCTGCCGTGTCAGATATTCTTCTCCTGCCAAATATGAAAGGCTGGCCTATAAAATTAATCTCATGGGCATCCTCATCAGTCAGAACAAGAATCGAGTCTCGAACCTTGATCCCTGTCTGGATGTCCCCCGTGGTCTGGAGTTCAAAAGATCCTGCCTCTCCGGTTGCAGACTCTGCCCAGGTTGTAAAGTCTTCCTGGTCTGAAAATGCTATTTTTCTTGTATTCCCCCCTGCTCCGAAAAGCATGGCAATCCGTTCCTGAGTTACAAGAACTCCCAGATTATTGGTTGGTGCATTTGTCACTCTTGCACCATTTAAAGGGTATCCTCCAGCAGATGCATCCCAGTGGAAAAGAGTCCCATCTTGTCGAAAAACTCCAAGAACATCCTCTCCAAAATTGTCAAATACCCATCGACCTGCTTGAACGATAATAGAGGCATCACTCTGGTCCCTTCCATATAGTCCGGTATTCCATGTACCTGCACCATAGCCAGTGTTCGCCTGCCCTTGAGTGTTTCCAGTTTTCCATCGATAGGTCAGGGTTAGGCTTGCAGTTTCTGCGGTTGAAAAGGTGCCATCAATTGTGATTACTGTGTCAGAGGTTACGTCTGAGATTGTGTAAGACCCTGCATTACTTCCACCAGTGATCGTGAACCTGACCAGATCAGAGGCAAAAGAATTGAACCCTCCTGAAGCAAAGGTCAAAGTCGATCCTGATGTGGTCATGGACCCTGCCAAGGTTGCAGTCCCAGTGATTGACCCATTGGAGGCTTCAGCATTTCCAGAAAGAGAATCACCAATCTCAATCAGAACAGTTCCACCCGTCCACTGGTAAAGCCTTTTGTTTGTACCAATGAACATCTGGGCTGCCCCTTGGTTTAGGGACCATGTAAAGATAGTTCTGGGGGCTCCGGTCATGGCTGCGGTTTCTGCAAACCATCCGCCTACAGGTCTCAGTCGGTTCTGAAACCATCGGACCAGGTTGCAGTCTCTCCATCTGCCATTTGATTCAACCTCCGATCCGGTCTTGATAACTCCGGGGGGTATGTCCAGAGAAAGATATGCCATTAATTTAATCCTGAGAGATAGACTGTTTTCCCGTCCTGCCTGACTGCCCTCAAAACTTCCTTCCTGTTTTTGGAAAGGCATCTCTTGGAGGAAATATGGAGCCAGCCATCAAAGGGATCTTCCCCTTCATGTTCCAAAATAATCTGGTCCCAGGAGAGTCCTGATTCATTCACAAACCACTCGAAAACCGGCCTATTGCCGGGGCTTTTGAACATCTCACAATCGACTGCCTCTGCAAAACAGTGCTGCGAGGTCGGTTTAGATCCTAAGGCCTGCGAGAGATCGGGGTGTCGGTACCCGGAACTGAGTGAAACAGGCCCCCACTTGGCTCTCAAGGGTTCAAGAACATTGGCAGCCAAGGCCACCATGTTGGCCAAAAGTTCAGGCTCAGTGACTGTGTTGGATATTCCCAACCTCATGGCAGTTGCACTTTTCTCAAACTCCTGTTTTCGGAAGTGATCTGAGATCCTCATCCAAGCAGATCGGAAAGACTGTTTTTATTGTGTCCTTTGTCATCACTGATGGCCTGGTCTAAAACTTTTTTGGCATCATCATCCAGGTTCTCATCAATTGCCTTCATGATGTGGTCCTTTGCTGCTGACTGCATTTTGTCGGCTGCGATAGAAAACAGGGTATTTGCTAACATCGAAAGTATTGGTGCCATTAGACTTCCTTTTCTTGGTTGGGTGCCGTGATATCGACACGTTGTTCAAACTGAGTGGGTCCTCCGTTTTCTGTATCTTCACTCTTCGCCATATCACTTGAAGAATCGCCAAAATAAAAGGCCCCTAGTTGTGAGAGAATGACTGTCAAGGCCCCAATCATCACCTGCATGAGGCTGGAAACTTTGTCATTCATTTCCCCTTGGTGGACAAATAGGAAATAAATTGTTGCTGAGTAAACTGTCAAAATTAGAATGGCCAGCAAGAACCGAAACCTAGCTCTTGATAGCTGGATCTTGTCAGTTACAGAGATTCCGTTCCCGTTTTTTTTCTGGGGAGGATCTGTTCGATGTATTTCCTTAATTGTTTCAGCCACTTTTTCATGCTTTCATTTTGGTGAATATAAAATCTTTCAACCCCTCTGTTTCCCTTTCAAGGTTGCCCATCCTAGCATCCAGACTCGCCAGGTGAGTCTTGACCTCAATCAGATTGTCCTGGTTTCGAGTGACCAGAGTCTCAAACTTTTCCTGGAGCTTCAGTCTGTCTTGTCTGGCCTGCCCCTCCATCTTGTAAAAATAGATTCCTAGAACAATCAACATGGCCCCCAGGACTCCCTGCTCTAGGAAAATATTCACCAGCATGTCAGTCACATTGCCTGCCGTAGGTGCAGGAGCCTGAACTGCCTGGAACTGATGAAACTGAGGATCTACCGGGCTATGATGGCCAGTTGCGTAGACTGCAAGAGGCATCAATATCACTGGTAGAAAACATGTGAATCGATTTGCAAAAGTCTTCGCTTTTCTTGTGACCATTTTGGCCATATCTCCATCCAAGATGCGTGATAATATAGTGCCCCATCTGTTAAGTCTGGGATCCAGTCTTTGGTCAGAAGGAGCCATTCTGAAAGTCTCAGTGCTTTCTGAAAGGCCTTCGGTTCCCGGGGAACGTCACTCCGCCCATCGCA